GAAGTAAAGAGTCGTTTACTATAGAGGAGTTACCTTAAAAATTTATACATTCTCTGCGTAGGTTTTTCGGAGAAATCTTCATTCCAGGAAATCCTTGAATTTCCCGGAACGATTTTTTCACTCCTTAAACCCTGCGTAGAAACGACTTTACCTCGATGCAAAGGGCTAAACAAAAGACAATTATACCACAAGACGTAAAGAAAGATTTACGCCGTCTCTCTCGCTTATGGAAGAAGGAAGAAGAAGCTAAGGCTCTCCTTGTCCGACTGCACGACGAAAACCATGTTCCATTTAGTTTACTCGGCCGCCATATAGGGCAAACAAAACAGGGAGCCCGGGCCATTTATTTAAGCGCGAGAGGAGGTGGTCTACATGCTTAAAAGCATTATTCGCTTTCTTTTGTCGCTCGTTAGTCCCTACGACAATGAGCCGACCCTCTCCCCCCATATCCAGGACGGAGGAGACTTTCGTATCGATATGAGAGCCTGGACCGTTAGAAATGGTCGTCTATACAAAAAGGGACCAGTTACGAGCTGATCCCTAGTTAAAAAATTCCTATCCTATGTCGAACACAAAAAGCATAACAAAGGCCCCGGAAAAAGTCAACGCCTTAGCCGAGATCAAAAACCTTAACCGGTTTATCGATATCGAGTCGAAGAAGCGCGAGATCCTCCGGAAGTTCATATCAGACCACTTAAAAAAAGGGGTCGATTACGGTCCGATCCACGTCGCCGGTCGGAATAAATGTCCGGAGCCCTGGAATTGTACCCAGGAGAAGAACCCGAAACACTACTCGAAGGACACATTATTTAAACCCGGATCGGAGAAATTCGTCTCCCTCTTCCACTTAAAGCCGCGCTTTAGGAAAGACGTCGAGACCTGGGAGATGCTCGGATCGAAACCTGGGATCGTCGCCTATATCTGCGAGCTTTATAACGGAAAGGGAGCGTTTGAGGGCGAAGGTCGCGGAGTCGCCAGCCAGGTCGAAGAAAAAGACTCAACACCTAACAAGCTGGTAAAAATGGCCGAAAAGAGGGCTCAGCTGGACGCGGTTCTCCGGACCGGCGGTCTCTCTGACTTTTTTACCCAGGACCTCGAGGATAAGTCTCAACGTCCCCCGTCGGAGGATTATCACGCCGAACACACTCAACAGAATAAAACAGCGCCTAGCTCCCCCAGGAAGGCCTCTAGTAAGCAAATAAGCCTTATTGAAGAGCTCCTCGCAAAGAAGGGCCAGGACAGAGCGAAACTTCTCTCCTTCTTTAAGAAACCGTCATTCCTGGAGCTGAGCGCGGATAACGCCAGCGCCACGATAAAGCGCCTATTAAGTATGCCGGATAAAGCTCCCGGGTCCGCGCCGAAAGTAGAACCGTCGAAGGCGCCGGCTCCGATCGCGCCGGCTAAAGAAGAAAAGAAGGAAGAGAAAACCGCGAAAAGACCGGCTCTTAATTTCCAGATTGCATGGATTAAGGGAGTACTCCAGCAGTTACTCGAGATGAAGATCATTACCGAACAGGAAAGCGTACAGCTCGACTTTATTACGGAGGATCGGTTCTTTGAGATCCAGCACCTTTACAAAAAACAGAAGGGCCTTACGTAAGGTACCTCTGATCGATTGAAATCGCTTTAGCGATTACAAATTGTTAGCCCTTTTCCTCCGGGGATCCCGACCAGGATCTCCGGAAAGCCTTAGCCGCTCGTAAGGGGACGAGTTAACCCGGTCGCCGTAACAGGCGGCTGAGGCTTTTTATCATTTGGCCTACGCCCTGCTCTATTATGCGAAAAATTGCGTAAGAACGGCGCAATAGAGCGACGTAAGCCTGGTAAGAGTATATGAAAACCAGGATCGTAAAAACCGAGTTTCACCGGAGCATGGTAATAATGAAAGCTCCTAAGGACGTTCGCCATCTGTTCCTCCACTTAATAACGAATGAGTATATAAGCCTGTCCGGAATGTTTGAGCTCGCGGATGAGTATATCGTTATGGAGACCGGTCTCTCAATGGATGAGCTGGCCGCCGCGAAACAATGGCTGGAGGATCATAAAAAGATTTATTTCCATAACAGCTGGATCTTTGTCGTAAATGCAGAAAAGCATAATAACTACCGGAAAAGTCCAAAGACAGAAGCCGCCTACGAAAAGGAGTTGAAATCGATCCCGGCTCCAGTCCGGGATTATTTTAAAAAGATATCGGATACTACTATCGATAGTAGTATCGATAGTAGTCCTAATACAGAAACCATAAAACATAATCCTAAATCCCTAAAACAGGATTTAGGATCGAGTATTAAAGATAAGGGATTGTTAAAGGGAGAAGGAAAAGATCCGGAAACGCCGCCGGCAAAAAGCGCAACCGTAAAGAAAAGCCTCGCGATTATCGACCGGCTCCGGAGCATGAAACCTCCAGGATCCCAGTCTGGATTTATCCAGGTAAGACTCTTCCTCGTCGCTTTTATTCTTACCCTTATTCCGCTTCTTCTTATGCCGATCGGGACCAATCGGGCGAAAGCCTACGCCGATGAGGAAAGGGTCCAGATTACGCCTACGATCGCGCCTAGCGCGACTCCGACCCTCTCGCCCACTCCTACGCCGGTTATAGAGATCCCGGCCCTCCTTCATAGGATACATGGCCTCGAGTCTACCTGGGGACGCGCTCCCTCCGGATACCATATCGTTTGTCGAAACAAGGGCTTATGGAACGAATACGGCTACGGAGTCTCCCTCGGTATCTGTTTCCGGGATAAGGACCATGCGGACCAGGTAATCGGAGACTGGTATCGCGCTCGCTTTAATAATGGGATGGGTCTGTCTACCGCGCTATGTTATTACAACACCGGTTATAAATTGAACGACTGCGATTACTATCGCTCGTTCCTGTCGATTAAATAATATGAGCCACTATACGCAAGAGGACCTAATACTCGACTCGCTTCGGGACCATCCGGAGGGACTACACCCTACCTATTTTATCGCGGACCTTCATATCTACCAGTACAGCGCCCGGATAAACGGACTCAGGAAGCGGTTTAACTGTCAATGTAAAAACGGCTTCCGATGCTCGGCTAACCATCACATTATTAACAAAAGGCTCCCGAACGGTACGACGAAGTTTTTCTACGAGGAGTCCGGATCTGTCATGGAGAAATACAGGATCGAAACGATAGAAAAAAGAGACGCGGTCCCGGTTAATAATTCCGCTCAGCTTTCCTTCCTATGAGAAGATCCTGTAATTACGGCTGTAGCTGTCATTCGCTTTACCGATACTGCGCGAAATGCGAGGAGTATAAATGCTCCCGGTCCCTTGCTCTATATGAGGAAAACAGGCGAAAAGAGGTAAAAAAGGCCTGTTTTTCGCTGTTTTTAGGCATTTTAGGAGCGATTACGCTCCGGTTATTAATTTCGTTATTTTAATCCTATGGTTAACCAGGAACCAAAAAAGGAGAAGAAATACCGCCGGCTGTATCCGTACACGTGTACCGGTTGCGGCACGCGGCACTATACCCTTGTCTACAAGCGGCTTAAAGGCTTGCTCTGTAGGAAATGCAATAAGTTAGGACCGGTCCCCGGACAGGAGCCGCTCTTTTCTCCTCCTTCGCCAGGACCCGAAAAACCGGCCGAGCCGTCCCGGCCGCTTATGGTTACGGAGGTCGTCGAAGAACAGACTCCGGATCCCGAGAAAAAGGACAGCGATTTACCATTTTAAATTTAATATACCTATGGATACTCTGATAACTCTTAAACAGGCCCTTATAAAGATCCACAATGAAGTAATGGAGCGGCACGCTCGCCAGCTGATCGATAAGGAATACTTCATCGATAAAGCGAACCACTTCGGAAAGAAATCGCCGGAGCGAGCATCGAATATGCAATTAAGCAACCAGAACGAGGCCGAGATCTTCTGGTCGAAAATGCTCCTTAAGGTTATAAAAAGATTGATCGGAAAGGAGGAATAACATGGCTCTTAAAAATGCGTATAGCGAAAAACCAATTCAGAATATTTTCCGAGATATCGAGATAACTCTCGTTAAACATGGGGCAACCCAGGTCGTTAAAGAGTATGACGGTTCCGGACAAGCGATCGGCATTACATTTGTCGTTAAAATTGCAGAGGGGCGCTTTGTTCCGGTAAAGATACCGGCGCGCTTCCGAGAAGTAAGACAGGTCCTCGCCGACCAGGGCTTTCATTACGACGATAAAAAGGTCTACCGCGTCGCCTGGAAGAATATCGAGGATTGGATCGCGGCTCAGATGACGATAATCGAGCTCGGAATGGTAAAGCTACAGGAGGTATTCCTTCCCTATATGACTGATCGATCCGGGGAGACTTACTTCGAGCGCTTCGAGAAAAAGAACCTATTGCCCGGAGAAGGAGTGAGCCATGAGTAAATTAATCCGGATACTGAAAAAAGCGGCGGTTGTTCTCTTCTATACGATCGGCATACCTTTAGCAATTCTGAGCCTCTTAATAATGCTTTTCGAGGCTTACATCATGGGAGCGTAATATGGCTATAAAGACCTATACGGTAATCATAAACGATAAGGATCTCTTCTCTGTTCCGGCCGGAAACGGCGTCGAAGCGATTAAGCTCGCGCTCGAGCAATACGAGCGCAAGTACGAACGGACCGGGAGAAGCGCGGTTTCCGAAATATCAGTTATCAGATCATACAGGCCATGAGAAAGATCCTCTACTTCGACACCGAAACAACCGGGACCGACCCGGTAAAGAATGGAATAATCCAGCTCTCCGGAATGATTGAGATCGACGGCGAAATCCGGGAGGAGTTTAACTTTCGCATGGCTCCTATGGATCTGGATATCATAAACGACCAGGCGCTCGCCGTTAACGGTATTACCCGGGACCAGCTTAAAACGTACCCGAGCGGTCCGGAGACATACCTTAAGATCGTCCAGCTGTTCAGCAAATATATAGACCGTTACGACAAGCTGGATAAGTTCTATCCGTCCGGGTATAACGTGCGCTTCGATCTCGACTTTTTAAATAACTTTTTCCGGAAGAATAAGGATCCATACTTCGGGAGCTATTGTAACTGGAGGGCGATCGATGCTCTGTCGATCGCTCATTTCCTGGACTATATGGGCCAGCTTAGACTCCCGGACTACAAGCTGGCGACCGTCTGTAGCCATTATAAGGTCCCGATCCAAGCCCACGACGCGCTCTCGGACATAAAAGCTACTCGGGACCTGTTAACAGCCTTTAAGGCCTTATTACCATTTTCGCCGATTAACCGCCATGAGTAGACCGATCGCCTGTTGTGAACACCCATATAAACCAGCTAACCGCATCTGTACCAAGTGCCGGAAGGGTTTCTGCAAATACCATCGCCTCCGGGACAGCAAAAACGGCCCGATCTGTTACGACTGCGAACCGGTACAAAAGAAAAGAGCAGAAAGAATTTTTTAACGACTATGAATATCGCAATCTTAATACCAACCTATAAACGGTCGGATCGTCTCCCGGCGCTCGTTAAAAACATCGAACAGAATACGAGTCTACCCTATCGGATCGTATTTATTATCGAGAAGGAGGATAAGGCTTCCGAGAGAGTGATAAAACGGCTCCGGAAAGACTACCTATTTAACGTAAAGCCGAATACCTACGTCTCGGCTATTAATCATGCTTACAGAATGACTAAGGAGCCGGTCCTTTTCTGTGGAGCCGATGATCTGTCGTTCCGGAGGGGATGGGACCTTAACGCGGCGAAATACTTCCGGAAATACGGCTTTATCGGGGTTACGGACGACTGGCCGATCACCCGGACCGGGCTCCACGCTTCCCACTTCTTCGTTACCCGGAAATATATCGAGAAGTATTCCGGAGTCCTGGACGAGAAGCGCGTTATCTATTCCTCGAAATACGAGCATATTCAATGCGACATTGAAACCGAACAGACAGCCATGAAGCGCGGACAGTTCGTAATAAGCACCGGATCGGTCGTCGATCATAACCATTGGTACATCAATAAGGCCACGATGGATGAGACGTATAAGCGCGGTATGGAGTGCATGGACCGGGACCGGTTAACTTACGAGCGCCGCCGGAATAATTTCGAGCAGTACCTCTTCGAAGAGCTTTTTAACGGAAAGGTATATCCGGTAAACCGAGGGACCCTGTCGATCGTTCTCCCCTCCTATAACCAGGTCAAGTACCTTAAGCAGACCGTCGACTCTCTCCGGAGGAATACGTATCACTTCTTCGAGCTTATTATCGTCGACGACAATTCGGATCCGGATACGGTCCGCTATATCCGGTCCCTGGAGTGTGTTAGGTATTACAATCGTAAACAGCGCTTCATTACCTATAACTGGAATAAGGGAGCCCGGGCCGCAACCGGAGAATACGTCGCCTTTCTGAATAACGATATTACCCTCTCCCGACATTGGGACGTATACCTTATGAATAGCCTTAACGATAAGACCTGGATCGCCAATCCGTACCAAAAAGACAGCGGCTATCCTACTCCCTACGGTAAATCCATCCGGACCGGGTCTATCGACGTGCGCGGCGCTTGTTTCATGTTGAAAAAAGAGACGCTCGAACGGATCGGCTACTTTCCGGAGTGCATGAAACATTGGTACTCGGACTGGTGGCTCGGATGGATCGTAACGAATAAATATAAAAAGTCGGTCTCCTGGATACAGGAGTCCCTTATTCATCATTACGGAAGTATGTCCTCCCATGAGTTCGATCGCCGGACCGGCAAACTCCGGGAAGTGATCGAACAGGACCGACTCGAGTTTCAGAAGTTAACTGGCCTCGACGGTTATTTACCGAAAAGCCTATGATCGCAATAATAAGAGTAAGCCCATTCGTTCCCCAGTCCGGAGAGCCGCCGTTTTTCGGCCGCGATAAATGGAAAATGGTCGAAACATGCAATAATACCTTTCTAAAGGCCGGCGCCTGTAAGCGGATCTATATCCTGGATAATTACCCGGAAAAACGCCAGTATTTCGAGCAGTTCGGAGAGGTGTACTGTATCAATAAGGGAAAGATCGGAAGCCGTAATTATGCCTTCGAAATAGGCCGTAAGCAAGAAGGGAAGATCCTATTCCTGGAGGACGATTACTTATGGAGGCCTAATACCCTGCCGCTTCTGGAAAAAAGCCTCGACCGGTTTAAAATTGTAACGCCCTACAATCATGCGGACCACTATCCTGAGGAAGGGGTCCGGTCCTGGGAGCTGACGAAATATGCCGGCTACTCCTGGCGGCATTGTCAAACATCGACCCACACCTTCGCTACACATTCGGAAATCTTAAAAGCCTATTACGACATTTTCGTTAATTCGCCTAAGGATTGGATTATGTTTACTGAGCTTGAGATAAGAGGGGTCCCCCTCTTTTGTCCGGCCTACTCTATGGCTACCCATCTCGTTAAGGGTAAGCTCGCCCTCGATACCGACTGGGGAGAATTAATAAACCATACTAAACCGTACTAACTTTTTTATAATTGAAATATGGAGACGGCAATCGCCCAGGGATACGTAAGGCTACTGCTCCGGATCTTTTCCGGGTTTGATTATTACGGCCGACCTTATCCGAAAATCAGACTCCGATCATTTCCCCGGGTCCAGATAAATAATTAATATAGGATAGTAACAAAATCGCACCGGTTCCGGACCGGCCGCCAGTAATTCAAGGCTGATTTAATGTAACTCGTAGAACGGAGCTATTTACTATAAGTATTAGCGTCTTTTCCCCTGGCCGCGATATCCCTTTTTCCCCTTCCTCTTATGGATCTTCTCCTTATGCCGCCGGACCGATTTAACGACATACTTTACGGCATTTTCAACAAGAGGGAGGCCATGTTCATACTTAAAGATAATCCGGCGCCTGGCTTCCTCATTCTTAAAACATTCCGGAGGCGCCTCGGTTATGGGGATCCCGGGATAAACCTCGCCGGTCTGCTGAGTATGCGCGTCCCAGTAATGATGGATATCCGGAGTAAGCGGCACTCCGTTTACCTCCCGATCGGAGCCGCCCATACATTGTTCTACACGATGGTGTATCTGTAGTCCTTTCGACTGTCCGTTATCCGGACATTTATTATCGTAGTTTTCGAGGACCCTTTTTTTCGTCGAGCTGGAGAAGCCGCAAAAGGATAAAGACAGGAGCCCGAGCGCGGTCGCGCTTATGAATAAAGCCTCGCTTAATAAAGGATTTCGTCTCTCCATTTCTTGTTACCTCAGCTGAGCGGTAGCAAGATCAGAAATTCAAGAGACCTTTAGGCCCTTCCTCTAAGCTGTAGACCTTATTTACCTTGTTGTATATGAAGGTGTATTTATCCGCATACCGGCCGGCAAGCGTCAAGGCGGCCGTAAACAGCCAGCGGACCGGGATACTGTATACAAAGAGCCACACCTTAACGGTCGCAACCTCCGGAATTACGCCGACTTGTTTTAAAGTTTCAGATATTATCCAGGAAATAACGAGAAAGACGGTAAGGCGACCGATCTCCTTAAACGCTTCGAGCTTAGGATTTTTCATAAGATTTAGGGTAATTTAATAAAAGAAAGCTTCGTCTTAAGATCCTGAACATCCAGAGATAAACCCAGGTATTTTTGCTTCTCCGTCTCGGATAATTCGATATGCTGGTCGATTTTTTGCGCCACGTAGTCGAGCTTCTGTATCGCCAGGTCGACCTTATTAACGAGCGAGAAGTAAACCGTAACGACCGAGATTGTCGTCGTTACGAGGGTAATAAGGATCGGGACCGCATTATTAAACTGGAGCCACGTAATCGCGTCCTGATTATCCTTTTGCTTTTTCATTTGAGCTTAATCGTCTTTAACTTGTTAAATAAAAGGACCAGGATATCGGCAACCGTAAGGCTCGATATCTGATTTTTCATAAGCTGGTCGTTTTGTGTTTTTAGGGTTTGGATTGTACGATTAAGCTCTCCCTTTTCTTTTCCCATCTGATCGAGCTGGCCGTTCAGGACCTTAATCCGGTCCTCGTATACCGTCTGAATGGCCGGCACTTTCGATATACTGTCTGTTAGCTTTTCCTGTAGCTCTTTTCTCAATGCTTCCTCTTCTGTCAATCGGTCCTTAAGTCTGCTAACCTGCTCCTCGCGGTTTTCCCTCTCTGCTGTCTCGTTTGTTAGTCTGGTTTGGAGGTCTGTAATGCGGCTTTTAAACCCTGCGACCACCCTCTGAGCGTCCTCGAAAAGGGTATTAAGAGGGTCGGTAACGATCTCAAGATACGAAACGATCTTATCCCATTGAGTAGCTTTCTTTACGTTTCCGTCGTTTACCGAGGCCGGGAGACATATCATCGCCTCCTCCGTCGCGAGCTTCCGATCATAGCAGAACACCCGATATAGGACCCTTTTAACATCGCCATAGGTTGAGAGGAGGATTTTCGTACCGGTCCAGGGATCGGCCGTATACCACTCACCATTATCGCCATAGCCGTATATTACGACGAAGTGCATATCCTCGACCGCCGTCGAGGGATAAAAGTCGACCTCGGCTATAAGAAGATATCCTTCGTCGATGAGCGATTTTATCTTAGAGATAAGCGAGTCCGGGACCAGGTCCTCGTATTTTTGAGATCGGTAATATACTTTTACATCGCCATATACCGCATTAAGACAGTTATCATCGTTAAGATTGCCTCCTCCGGAAAATTGCCCGGTAGCCTTGAGGTCGTCGTTTAACTTCGCCGGGTTCGTGTCTTTGCCGATCGCCTTTGCAAACATCGCAAAGCATGAAAGCCGACAGCCGTAGTTACCGATCGTAAAAGGAGCCGCTGAATTAAATCCTAAGAGAGTGTTTTTCCAGGTCGGATCGTTTTGCGAGAATACAACCGGTAGGCTTAGTTTCTTCATACAATAAATTGTATGAGTGAAGCAAGAAAATCTTATATATTTTTAGATCTCATCTTAGAAGTATTTCCCCATTGTCATACCGACCCATTGTCTGACCTGCTTAGGAGTAAGGATTGTTGAGAATATCGCGAGCTCGTCCATGTCACCACCGAAAGGATAATTTACTCCGTCGTGATTTTTTCCGACCCTTACGGTTTCGCCGTTTGAGGTTATAGTTCCCAGATTCGCGCTACTACCCCAGGGAGCACCCATAAAGTACCAGTTTGTAGTACCTCCGCTTGCGAGCGTTACAGTAAGATTAATCACCTTGTTAACGATCGAATACGGAAAATTATTAGAGAAATCGTTTCCGTTGTTATTCTGTAGGAAGGCTTGGCTTGAATTAAGGTAAAATTTAAGCCTCCGATCGGGAGCGGCTCTTGAGTCGCCGTTTAATCTATCGATAATTGTATAGGGAGAGCCTCCGGTCTTGGCATTGAGCCACACGCTTACGGATCCCGTTGTTATGGCTACACCTGATGGAAGAGTAATGTAATAATTGTTCGCGGCGGCTGATGAGAATACCGCTCCCTGTCCTACTTTTCCGTTCAGTATGTTATAGCTTATACTCGAGTCGGTCCCATGATAGTTGTTGCCGCTCGAGTCCTGAGAGTTTCCGTTAAAATGGTATAGCGCCTTTAATCCTATTTGTCTCCAGTATTCACCTAGCATTGTTTTATTAGATTAACTTCTGTATCGCCAGCTGGCTGGGTATCCCCAAACTTCCGCATATGCATCCGCACCTGGCGTTGAAGTTGAGCTATCCCAGTCAAGAGTCATAATGCTACCAGCGGCGACTATCGTCGAAGGATTATCCGCCACATTGTCATTATCCTCCGTTCCCGTTGAGGTTATGGTCGGCTTTGTTCCAAACTTGGATACCCCATCGTCGTTTATATCGAGTATGCTACTTCCGGTCCCGGATCCAGCCGTTCCTAAGCGGAGATCACCCGATAATACGTACCAATCCTCCGGGACCCTAATCGATTTCGAAATATTGGTCGTAGCGGCGGTCGGTAGATTGGTAGGAATGATCCAGCTCCCATCTCCGAAATTCTTTATCGCCTTATGGAGGCAATACATCATGTCTGTAAATCCGGCTGTTAGACTGTCTCCCACTGTGTTTACTGTGCAAACATTTCCAGCATAGGATGAGGATATAACCATAGCTGTTTGAAAGGTTGCCCCCTCCAACCATTTTAATATCGTTCCCTTTGTAAATATCTTGTCATAAAGCCCTGCATTATCCACATCCGGCATAGTAAACTGAGTATCTGAAACCCTTGTAGCAGTCTCGGGCATGTCGGACCAAAAAGCCGCGCCTCCCGACACCGCTAATGTATAAGCCGCCCTTACATCTGAAATATTTGCGGCAATTATAGATGTTGCGCCGTTATTTACCGTTATATCTGCGAGTTCTATATAAGGGTTTGAAGATCCAATATCGTTAGCGATATCCGAATCTGAGGGAGCGGTCGGAGAAGCCGCCGGTGTACCTTTCACAATCTTTAGTTTTGCTACGTTTGAGGCTTGAGGATTGGCCGACGTTGAGAGGTCGATATATAATACCAGGGTATCGATCCTATTATTCCCTGAGGAGTTTGCCTCGACCGCGACGTTTGATACTGCGTCCATGCGTACCGGATACGTATTAGAGCCTGTTTTCTTTATAAAGGCTCTCCCGATATTAACCTTTACCGTCATATCCGGCGTATCCTGGGCCTGGACAAGGAAATGGTTATTATCTCCTAAATCAATGACTCCTGGAGTAGAGAGAATGTCTGTAATAAATTGTAAAACTGAGTCCTCCGTATGCTGGTTAGCTCCGGATCTAAGCGTATATAACATATTAAATAGGGTACTGGTAACTGGTTAATTTCTTATACATTTACTGCGATCGGCTTATCTCGTTTTACGTTCACTTTAACGGCGTTTCCGCACTCGGAGACCTTACTCTCTACTTCGTCCTTTCTCCTCTCTAAAATCGCCTGATTTAAGCCGTTTTTGTACTTTTCCAGGAGCGGATTAATCGCCTGGACCATGAGATAACTTTTCGCATCGAAACCTAAGCTCTCTATAACATCGACAAGATCATCCGGGATATCAAGTATTATTTTTGCCATAGGGTAAATTAATTGGTAATTAGCTTGTTGTAATCGTTTTCCATACTCCGTTTTCGCATACTTTGTACTTATTGGCGACTGAGTTATAGTAAATCCGTCCGTTAACCGGAGTCGGATCGGCCGCCTGGGAGTCGACGATCAGTTTTCCATCATTCGGTATAGTAACGGTCCGGACAGTCGACGCTCGCTCGAGCTTCTCGAGCCGACGCTTAATATCCAGGATCTCTTCTATCCACTTTCGAATATCGTCAAACATTACTGTAGTGTTATCGTTATAACTGGTAAATTGCCTTCCTCCAGGTTCAGGGACCGCTTATAGATGCGGAAATACTGATTACTTATTTTTAGGTCCGGAAGGTTTACCCGGACGCTATCGCCCAGGCCATAGGATAGAAGATCCGGATCGTCGTCAATATGGGAGATACTTAGTTCGATCCGGGGAGATTGGTTATTTAAAAGAGTCCGATCGCCCAGGTCGTTTAGCTTTGCCTGGGAGGTTTCGGTCCGATCGGAAATAAGATCCTCCAGGGTTCCAAAGGCGGTCCGGTATGAGGGATCCGAGGTCCGGGTCGTGTAGATCATATCGTCATTGATCCCCTCGCCGGTTACGTATATCTTATTCGTAAGGGAAAGCATAAGCGGCTTACGGTAGCGATGCTCTATACTGTTTCGCTCATCAAAGACAATGCTCGGCCGGGAGGACCCCTTAAAGGGAAAATAGGTATTAAACCGCTTGCTGGTATCGATATCGAAATCGAAGCCATTATTTAGCTTCTTGTTAGAAAGCGCGACGATCTCATCCTTCACATAGGCGAACCGGTATAACGCGTCCCGACTTGTTGCAACCGCCAGGGACCCGGCCGTAATGCCGAGATCGGAATACGGAGCATCGACCGCCTGGCTTTCGTTAATGAGCGTCCAGGCTATTTGACTGGAGTCGGTCCCAGTAAATACGCGCTTATTTGCCGTCCTCCGTTTCGAAAAGAGATTAAAGAAATTTACCGCCGCGACATTGATCGTAAGATCACTCTCCCGGGAGGCTGTAAGGTCGAAATCAGTTATCGCACCATAAAACACCTTCGTAGTGTCCTTCTGTATCCATAGCTCCCGGAAGCCGCCGGTAAGGAGAAAAATAGGATCGGCTCCATAGGATTTTGCTATCTGATCGATCGCCGCGTAATCGAAGGAGATCCGGGCATCGGCGCCGTTATTAAGCTCCTCCGTAAAACCCAAAGATAGAAAGGGAAGCTCGAAAATGTCTCCCGATATCTTGTTTTTAATGAATAGGTTAAACATAGGCTTAAAGTCCCAGATATGCGTCCCTCCAGCTGACATTGACTCTACCGGTAGTGTTATAACTGGCCGCGCTCAGATGAAGAATGTTATTCCCTTTCGCGAGGGTAATAAAATCGCCGCTTAGATACTGCCGCATGTTTACCCCTCCGGAATATAAAAGCGCCGTCCTCAGAAGCGTATCTACAACAAGATAATTACTCGCGCCGATATTGTAATTAATGTTCAGAGTTTCGCCGGTTGTTAGGTTTGTGATCGAAGGCGTATTTAAAGGACCGTAGAAAGTAAGGACCGGATACGATTTATAGGTCCCGGCGTTTGCGAGGACCATCTCATTATTGCCGCCCTCTGCCATACTCATAGGGATAGCCATAGGAATAGCCATACCGCCACCGCTATAGATCCCGGAGTCCTCGCTATTTAGAGTCTGCGATAGGAGAAACGGATATTCGGCTTCTACATCGATAAGGAGAGTACCGGACAGGCCATCCTCGGCCGCTATGTCCCCGGTTACGCCTATCCTTTTTATGTCTGTTTGGATATTAACCGAGTTCGATTTATTAATCTTAAGCGTCTTTCCTCCGGCACTTATCACCTCGCCTAACAGGCTTAAAAACGTATCGCGCTCGGTTGCAAGGTCCGAGAAGCTACTCCCGAAGATCATCCACTCCATACCGAATTTAGGAGCAACGATATTTCCTCCCCTGATCGTTTGACCGATAAAGCCGCCGCGCTTTGCGCTCGTATAGGAAACCTCCGGAAAAGCGAGGTTTTTTATGCTTAATAGGGCTCTTTTACTATTGGTTAATACGGTATCTCCTAAGGAAACTGAGGTAATCATTTTATCTTGAGTTTCTGAGTATCCAGGCTAATTGATAACCGAGCATATTAATATCGGTCCCGGACCCTACAACCGCATTAATCGTGATCGGCTGGTTAAAGGTCCTCGAGACGTCCGAAGGAGGAGCTCGTCTCCCGGATAACATATCTTTTGACATAACAAATTCTCCGGCATGAAGCATAGCGAGACCGGTATTCGGCACGTAACCGCCCTTCTCGTACCAGGAAACATTAAAGGTCGGATACTTAACCTCATGGCCGGCTATATTTGCTTTACCCTCGCCGATTGAGACGTGAGGGAATTTAATCTGCTGGAGGATAGCCACGATCGGACTTACCATATCCTGAAAGGCCTTAATAACCCTATCCTTAATATCGTATATATTCTTAATCAAGCCGGTAATGGAACCCATTATGCTGGTAATCGCGCTATTAATCGCGTTTGTCATTGTGTTTTTTATATTGTTGAATATGTTTGAAACGGCGCCTAAGAGGGTCCCTAAGGCCTCAATAGACCAGTTAACCGCCGCCATGAAACCGGCCGGAAGAGTATTAATTATGAAGCTTACAACGCTCCCTACGATCTGTTGAATACCGAGAAAATTAGTGGACCAAGCAAGATAAAGAAGTGTTACAACTAAAACCGCTCCAGCAATTACCGCTAGAACCGGAAGCATACTTAAATGAAGCATTGCGAAGCCAGCCGATAGAGCAGGGAGGAAGCCTATCAGAAGTAGGATCGGACCTACTACTAATCCGAAGGCTGTCCCGATTGCTGTTACCTTTACGATTAAATCCAGGACCCGAGGATCGATCTCATTTATTTTAGTTATTACTGCTGTTATATGATCTGCAAATTGGACCATTGTAGGAAGGAGTCGCTCTCCTAACTGTTCCTTAAGATTACCTATCGATACAGCCATCGCCTGCATCGCGATATCGTAATCTTTCGATCTTTTTTCTGCTGTTCCTCCGAGAATATCGGTGAGCGCTGTTAATATCTCGGTCTTAGTTGCATTGTCCTTAAGCTGTGTTCCATACTGCTTGAGAAGTTTTGTATTCCCCATTAAAGCCATAATTATTGCCTGTGTAGCATCGCTTAAATCAATGTTTTTGGCACGTGCAAGATCAGCCGATAATGCAAGCACCTTCTGAGCTTCTCCTGTATCTTTCGTAACATTAAGGAGTCTTGCAAATGATGCGGCCGTCGTCTCATCATCAAAGCCTAATCGTATATATGATTGTGATACCTGATCGGTAACTTCTTTAAGTTTTTCAAAAGACATGCTCTGGTCGTCTATAGCTTTCGCTGTATTTTCAAGTAATACCTCTACCTTCGTCATCTCTGCTTTCGCCTCAGCGGCACTATTTGCCCAGTCCAGCATAGTAGCCGCGCCGGCTACGCCTGCGCCAATCATTACGCCGCCGGCAATCCGGAAATTACCAGCCATTTTCTCTACCATACTCCCGGTTTTACCTACTTTATCCCCCACTTCTTCTATTTTTTTACTGGCTTCGTCTCTGGCTGATAAAATGATTTCTAGCACGCGCTGACCGTCCATATTTGACTTTATTGATTAATTTTTATATACTTCTATTTAGATTGTAATGACGTTACAAGTAAAACTTATATAAAATGGCTAAACCACAGGTTCAATGTCCTAACTGTAAGTCATTTAAAGTCGCTAGCGTAAGGCTTATTGGTTTCGCATTTGGCTTAGGTTTAATGGTCGTAGGAGGGATGCTATCAATTATTCTAGTGGGAATACCTATTATGCTTATAGGTTTTATTCTGCTGATTGTCTCTTTCTTTCTGAAAAAAAACTCCTTCACATGTCAAAATTGTCAATACCGGTTCGAAACAGCTAAATAATCACTTTTTCGCCTTTGCTTTCGCCTCTTTAATCTGTAGGTCCTCGACCTTACCCTTTTGCTCGACCCATATAAGCATCTTCTGGACCCATTCGTAGGGCTGATTATGAAGCTCGGTAAAGGTAAGACCTAAGGTATTGCAGATATAAACCTCTTCGAAGCCGTCCGGGATCCTTCCTTTTCCGGACCGATGGAGCTTAAAAACATCGATCTCTATTTTTTTTTAAGCTCAGGAGTGATTGTAGAGCCTTTAGTAGCCTCGTTTATCTTCTCGTAAATGTAGTCGCCATCGACTTTATCCCATTCGTTAATTACGTTTAAAAGCTCGCTCGTATATTCTTTTCCGGTATTATCGACGATCTTCGTTACCAGACATTTAAAAGCGTAATCCTCGGCATTGTAGATACTGCCGCCGTCATACGACATTTTCTTCGTCGCCGGGTCCAGAGTATAGCTTGAAACTTGGATCCGCGCGATCTGTCGAAACTGGCCGAAAGTGAGCTTCGGCTTTATAAATACTTTATGACCCGATGGAGTCGTATATTCGATAGGATCCATAGATATTAGGTTGTATAGTTAGCCTGTAAATTCGTTAGCTTAGCCGACATGAGCTTAGAGGTCGAAGTATCATATAAAGCCTGAAACTCGACCTTTAAGAGATTGTAGTCCTCGCTTACCGGAAACGCCGCGACCTTAAAGGATACTTTAGGAAGCGCGAACGATAATCCGTAGTTTGAAGCGCTCCCTATAGCGTCTCCCTTAAGATCAAGATCAAAGGATCTGGTCGTATTTGCCAGGTAATCGGCGTAGGTATCTTTAGTCGTCGAGTCGAGATACATTTCGAATTTCCCGGAAACCTCATGCCCTTTAACATAGAAGAACGAGGGATCAGAGGACCCGAGCGAATGGACCATCTCGCCGCCGTTTTTTATTTCAATCTCGAAATTATCGACCTGGCTCATGTAGGCTGATCCTATCTTAAATCCGGAAGCCTGTAAACAATCTGCGAAGTTGAAAGGCCGGACCGTTTCAGCTGAAAAGGTTGTTTTAGTCGCGACAGCGTTCGATTTTGCCTGGATAGATGCGGCCGCTTTGATCGTTTCGCCGACTTTTCCGGACAGCTTAAGAGTCGTAACAATACCACCAGCATAGCGCCTTATGATATCTCCGACTGCTTGTTCGAACGTGAGGGAGGTTTTCGCCTCGGCTTCACTAAAGGAGTGCTCGTAGACTAAAGTCTCTCCGGCTTTCTGAGCTGAGTTTATCCCTCCGAAAAGCGATTTCAGAATGTAGCCCATGTTAACCGGAATGACGTCAAATTCGTATGCTCCTTCGTGCTTTGTTTTACCCTTGTACGCGATATTATGAAGCGCTAGACGGCCGTTTAAAGACACCGGATACTGCATATCCTGATCCGTCTGGATACCCTCTCCAGGAGTTATAGCAAGACCCTTATTAGGAGTAACCGCCGTTCCCCATTGGCTCTCCTGTCCGAACATTATTTGATTGAGTATTCCAGCTGACATAGGGATTATTTAGATTTTTTACTTTTAACTTCCTGGAAATCCGGATGATCTATCCTCTTGTCGACTGTCCTCGTTTCTCCAGGCTTAAACGTGCCGACGTAGGGAATGTTAACCTCCGTATTTCCGACGTACTTATACCGATATTGCATATCCTAATTCTATGGACCGATCTTCCAATACTTATACATTTTTACCGGTTTACCCTCTTCCGGGCGACGATCGTAAGTTCTACATACCGGACCGGGACCTCGCGCTGGTCGTATCCCCATGTACCGACAGTCGGAGAAGCCCAGTCGCACGCGCCGTTAAGCGTTACGTTTCCCTCGATCGCCGTAATAACAGCATCGGCCAGGGCTCGAAGAATACCCTCCGCGTCCTCGTCGCTTGTTGCTGTATTGGTCGGATGGAACATATAGACCTTAAACGTAAAGTCGCGCTGATTGGCCGCTAGGTCGCTGAATTTATTGCTATGGGAGGAGGCGACGATGATCGCCGCCGGCCATTTGTCGATCGCCTTCTCGTTATAGTTGAAAACTGCATTTAATCCGCTTACTCCATCGAGTATTGCCTTTATTTGTGTTCCGATCGATACGTAACTCATATTATCCGGTTGCTAATTTATTAACGATATTTCCGAGCGCCTCCCTTAGCTTGCTGTCTAGTATCGGCTGAGCGTATTCGAGTGCTCCCTTAAAATAGAAGCGCCCTTTCGTTCCGCGCTGAGCGATCTTTTTCGCGACGACATAGGCCAAGTTTTCATTTCCGAGGACCCTCTTCGCCCATCCTTTTAAAGCGCTTACCGGGGGAAAATGCGGCCGGGTCCCCTCTTCCATATAACGAGCGTACATCGTATTAGTACCTACGCGGCCCATTGTTCCCTTACTGGTATATAAAGGAGCCTCATACGTAATACTCGCCCGGAGCTTTCCCATATCAATAGGGCTTAACTCCTGAGCTTTATTCTTTGCCTCGATCGTCGCCTTAACGACTGCCTGAGTCGTCTCCTCCTTTACTGTTTCCCATACCTTATCGAAAGCGACCGCGAGCTCCCTCGCTCCGACTATAACCGCGCTTAATTCCATATTAAGTACCTACGACCCTCTCCAGGATAACGTCCTGATGATACGGTCCGTATGCGTCGTATACCTGAGGAGGACTCTTAACTTTATAAACAACCGATCCGGAGAGGACCTTATCTCCGATCCGGATATCGACCCGGTCCCATACGAAACATTGAAACGTATTGTATGTCGCCTCGCCGGGAAAAACAGCCATAACATCGGCACCCATCGGAACGATCGTAACCTTAAGGCCGGTTATGGCGGCGGCCGCTTCGTATTCCTCCTTCGATCCGGTTTTTGCAAGATGATATATGTTTACAGTATCGGTTATTCTCTGGTAGCCCATAGATTAAAGAGCCGGCAACGTGTAACGGTCCAGGATACGCCTCATATAGTCCGGGAGGTCCTTAGTATCAAAATCAACCGAAATAGGTCCGGATGAGGTTCTAGTGATTGTTTTACCGGCTTCCTTATGGCTCTTGAAGATTTCAGAAGCCCACCGGATAAGCGCGAATTTAAGATCATTCGGAAGATTGCTCGACGCTTGTTTATATACGATTTCGACGACCTGCGGACCATCCGGGACCACGACATCGAGCTTTACCCGGTCGCCGTAATTATAAATGTCGTCGGCATCGACAGCCATACCATCCACTTTTACGGATACCACCTCGTTTGCTTTCGGCTTAGTAAGGAAAAAGACGTTCGATCCTCCATCGAATAGCTCCGTTATGTTCCCCTCCACGTTCCAGGATCGACCAGTCTCGCCATCTACGAAAGCCTCCAGTCCCGGGAGGATCTGATTAACGACCGCCTGTTCTGCGGCGGTAAGCGTAGTCTCTAAAAAGGTTTGAATATCCGTATAGGCTAGGTATGACATATATAGGAATTGTAGTAGGGACCGGAGATATTCTTATACAAATTAGAAGCAATTAGGAGAGATTAGAAGAGCGGCTTTTTTAGGTTGCTACAGAACATCGAATTATTACCGGTATCGTTAACGATGAATTGATCGGGCCTGGACCAGTCAACCGTAAGAGGACTCTCCTCGATCCCGATAAAGCTATTCGCCATCCGGAGATCGCGGCGGTAAGCGTATCCGGGCTGGTATCCGGTAAGGGTCGTGCTGTTCCATCCTAAATGCTCGACCAGGGAAGGCGCCGTCGCGTATACATACCGGCCCTTATAGAACATATAGGTAGCCATCCGGTTATCGTCCATGTAGACCGACGGCTTAATGTTCTTTTCGATCCAGGAATACATATCGTCCAGGAGAGGGACCGGGAGGATATAGGCCTGAGCCATAAACCAGGTCCGGAGTTTTACCCAGGATACCCGGACCCGAAGCGCCTCCTCGATCGATTGGCTGTTTGAAAAGAGCGTTATAGGTTCATCCGGGAGGACCTCGATGATACGTTCAACGGCCGGAATAAAGTCGCGACAGGGAAGGACGTCGTCCTGGAGTACGAGAATATGGGTCGATCGCCGGCTATACGATTTAACGGTCTCTTTCCAGGAACCGTATAAAGAATGAGAGCGGTCCGTTATGACCTTTGCTCGTTTATCATTAAGAAGATGGAGAAGGGTTTTAAGCCACTCCTCCCTCCGATTAGCTTTATGCTGTATGCGGATTGAGAGCTTCATTATGCCGTTTTTCTAGCCCTTTTCCCTTTAGCTTTCGGAGCTACTTTAATCATCTTGTCAACCACCGGAGCCTCGACAGCTTTCGCCTCGACTTTACCGATGATTTCAACAGATGAGCCTAAAGCGACCGCAACATCTTCCGGGACCTCGGTAATAACACCGGGAAGAATAAAGTATCCGGAGCATGTAACATTCGCCTTACCCTTTACCTTTACCATTTTTTCCATATCGATTAAGTAATTAGTAACTGCTTAGCCGAGCGCCGATCCCGAGTTTCCTCGGGACCGGTAACTCGATTAACCAGGATTGGCTTATCAAGATGCGGCCGTCTGGATATAGGAGTGAGCAAGTGTCGGGCTCCCTACCTGAATATCCATCTCAGCAGATACCTTAAGCGCGACCATGTTCTGTTCGAACAGGTTGATTAAGGTCGATCCGTCCGTATCCGTTATCGTAGCCTGATCGGATATTTCGAACGTGAAGCTACCGAGATTGCCGTAATAGACATGACCGAAGTTCGCCAGGGCTATAAATTTCTTTGAAGCCTGGTCTCCTGCGGTTTCAGAGGTCTTAGGCATGACTCCACTCAGCGAGTAAGGAATATCCCACAGAGTCGGAGGCGCGCTCTGTCCGAAACCCTGGAGCAAAAAGCCCTGTTTATCGGTTGATACAGCGGCTCTCTGCTTTCTCAGAGAATTGAATACGGACAAGTGCATTACCCACCGGAGCCTCTCATCCATCGAGTCCGGATCGATTTTGTCGATACAATCGAGAAGGTCCTCAGCTTCTACCTTAGCATAGGTAGCATCGCCTGAGCCTAAAATAACGCCTGGAACGCCGGTCGTCTGGAAGATACCTTCATTCGCGGCAAGACCAAGCAAAGCCCATTTGTCCTCGAGCGTCGCAAGTGCTTCGCCGGCGAGTTCATTCAAGCGCTCAACGAAAGCCGGAGTAGCGCCCATGATGAGCTTTTTCGAAACCGGGATAAGGACTCCGACCGTTTTAGCGGACAGAGATACGGCTCCGGTTGTAGGCTGAGATGCGGTTATTTTAACTCCCTCATTCACCCTATAAGCCGTAACAGATGAGGCGGTAGGAATGTTCTCCTTAACGCCAGCCATCGGCCAGGGACGACCGAATTTACGAACGAGACCGTTTTTCGCGGCGACTCTTTCGATTTCAGAAGCGACATAGGTAGGAACGAGTTCTGCTCCGCTTGTCGATCCACCGACAGTAAGCGACTTTACCTGTCCGGTTCCCAGTTTTTTAAATGCCTCAGCGGCCGCTTTTTTCTGTTCCTGCATTTCTGCATCGACAGCACCATTCGCGAAGATGGTCTTTTTAAGAGTCGTGTCCTCTTTGATTTTAGCGATAGCCGCTTCGGTTACAGCTGGAGTTACCAGATCTGCGACCTTTTTCAGAGTTTCCTCGGTTGATTTTTCCATAAGGATTTATCTCTGTTCAGAATTTTTAAAGTTGAACAGCTTGTTTATAGCCTGTAATGACAGACCGGCGTCTTTATCGATTTTCTTTAAATTGGACCGGATCGAGGTAAGGAATTTCTCCAGGTCGTCCCCCTTCATATCCTTAACCTCTTCTTTTTCCTTGCTCTTCTCGGACTCGGAGGCTTCTATAAGGTCCTGTAGTGCCTTCCCGGCCTCGTTCATTTGCTTTATAGCATTAGAGATAAGATCTCTATTCTTGCTGGAAAGGACTCGACCCTCTTTAAACTGAGCGTGAGCTTCGAAGAGCTCTTTAAAAAACTTCATAAGATCGGCATCTCCGGTATATTCGATCTTCGAGCCATCGGTAAAGTGAGTAACGATAAGGCTCTTTTCCGAAACGATCTCGACGTTTTTAAGAAGGACCGCGACCGTTTCCTCTTTCTTATAAAGATCGGGAAATAAGGTCTTAAGGTCCGGACATGCCGGAGCGTGTTCTTTGTCCTTTACGGCGATTGCTTGTTCGAAAGTGTCGGCGTTAAGGCCTTTGCTCCGCATGATAGTAAGGGCTTCCGGATTGTCCGGGACCACGACAGCGGAAAACTCGAGTAATTCCCATTTCGTAAAGTCATATCCTCCCTCGGCTTTTTCGGTCCATTCCATCGGAATAAAACCGATCGACCATCCGCGCTGGATCCCTTCCTTATACAGTTCATAAAGGGTATCGGCCAGCTCATAAACTCCCGGCTTCGGGAAGGTTACTTTCGCGGTAATGCCATCCTCGGAGATTGTGATATCGGAAGCTATTCCGATCGCCGGCTGGTAGTAATTATGGAAGGCGGCGACTACCGGATTTTTAAGATAGTTATCCAGGACCGCACCGGAAGGACGAACAATGTCTTTACTTCGATCGGGATTAATGGTCGAGATCTTAACGATCAAGCTCCGGGACCCATCCTCTGAGGCCTTCGTCTCGACGATATTAACAGTTTTCCGAATAAGTTTTTTTTCCATTTCTTTACTTATTGTATGGACCACCGGCCCATAACTTATACATTTTTAGCCTAATCTTTAACTACCTCCTGTAATACGCATCGGCAATTAGGATGGACTGGAGGAGCACTATCACCGCTTGAAAAACTATCGTCGAGACCGATCTCGCCGTCTTGCTGGTTCCGGAGGCACTCCTCTTCGACCCGGTCGTCATTTGCGGTAAGCCACTTCTTACCCCTTACGACTCCGGACTGGACCGCACCTTCCAGGGTCCCCTTCGCGTATCCGGAGATTACTTCGGTCCGGGCGACCCGGAGCGCTCTCCATTCGGCCTGGTCGTCGTAGAAGTTACCGATCTTTTCTGCGATCGCCTCCATGCCGAGACCATCATCTACGCTCTGGCTGATAAGCCGTTTTACCTCATCCTTAAAAGAGTCCGCAATCGAGGTACAATGCTCCAGCGCGTATTTTTCGAGCCATTCCTTAACGCGCGGCGCTTTAAGATCGAATGAGATATTTATATTCAGCTTGTCGAGTACATGCTGGCCGGAGTGTTTAAGGGACTCGCGAAGTGTCTCCTCGACCGGATTATATAGGATCTCTACCTGGCTCTCCCAGTCATCAAATACGGTTCCGATGAGGTCGTCCTTATCGGCCTTTACCATAATGCTTTTTTTCTTCTTGAGCCTACCCAGGACGTACTTTTTCTGCTTCATAAATTCATCGGTAAAGACCTTCTTTTTCGCGCCGATCTCCTCCCGGATAAATTTAACCCTCTTTTCTATAAATTGATTGTTATCCATCTTCGGCTTAATACCGAGGCCCATACCGAGTTTATCGATCGTATCCTTAACATCTTTGGAGATATTGTTAAGTTTTTCAGCCTCTTTCTTAACATCTGCGGCCGTAGCCTTTTCCTGGTCCTGGACCGCGCCCATAGGCGACAGCGAGAAGTTAATATAGACCTTATCCCCATCCGCAACCGGCGCCAGGCCCTCCTCTTTCCTGACCTCATTAATAGTAAGCCAGGGCATACCGGCGAGACCGGTATTTTTTCTCTTAAGATCGAGCTCGATATTCTGAGGGACCGGATCCTTAAAGGTAAAGCGTAGGTTCTGATACTTCGCTCCGAATAACGGAAGGTAAAACTCGTTTAGATGGTCTACGATGAAGTTCATGCGCGGCTTAATGACGCGCTTTGCGAATACGTACTCCGTCGCCTCCGCGTTTGCCCGGTTCACGTCCTCGACGATACCGAGGACCGTTTTCGGAACCTTGAAGATCCCCAGGATCTCATCGCGACTAAATCTCCTCTGTTCGAGGAAATCCATATCCTTTTGACTGAGGCTTAGCTTATTGAATTTAGCGCCATCCGTAAGGACCGCCGTTTTATTCGAATTGCCGATCCCCTGGAAAAGACTATTCCACATTTCCCGGAGTGTTTTCGCCTGTTCGGATTTTAACTTAGACGGATATTCTATTACTCCGGAGGGAAGGGCCGAATTAAAGAAGAAGTTCCTGTTCCATTGTGAGGCGTACCGGTCCACGTCAACCGCCATAGCGGCCGCCGCCAGGGTCCCCATGCCTCGATATTGATCCAGAGGATTAAACCGCTTGAAAGGAATAACCTCATCAACCGCAAGCCTGATCGTACCGCCGTCCTCTTTCCTAAATTCATAGCCGCCGATAAACGTCTTTTCATCCTTTATGATCGATACCCGGGTAGGATCCAGAGACCATATCTCCCGGATCTCTCCATTAAGGTTTCTAGCAAGATACCAGAACGCGTTACCCTCCAGCTCGCCGTATGCGGCGGTATTATAAAGGAGCTGGCCGGAGCTCATAAAGTCATTGACACTATAAAGGGGCTTTAGGACCGGATGATTTACATCGTCGATAATCTTATAGCCGTCCTTACTCTTCTCCTTAAGAACAAGCTCCATCGTCGAGACGTCCTCCGCGATCGCCGATACGCACGCGTAGACCCATCCGATATAGTTCTGTAGGTATTCCTTCCCCTTCATGTCCGGAGCGGATTTATTGTAAAAAAACGAGAAAAGATCGCCTAAAGTGTTAGCCTGGCCGGCCTGTTTTTTGAATAAAAAATCTAGTATGCTCATTTGAAACCATTGTATTTATATGGAGGCGAAATCTTATACAAAAAGCTAAATTATAAAGGCCTCCGGACTACCGACCTCCTCCAGGTCGAAGTAGGACCTCATCATAAGAGTATCGCCCAGGTCCGGGGACCGGCCGCCGAGCGTATTTTTCATCTCTTCCTTACTGTTTATCTGTAGCTTTCCGTCGGAGTCCTGCTTTTTCTTTTTAACCGCCCGGAGATCGTTAGTAATGAGCTTCCGGATAGTAAAGATATTGGACCCTATCTTTATCTCATTCCTTTGCTCTCCATCAATAACGATATCGCTTAGGTCGACCGCAACCTGGGCCGCGTTTACCTTTTCACTCATCCGGTAGTAGCATTGAGTCTTAAGGTTCGGGTAATTTTCTTTAATGCCGGTCTTAGGATCCGGAAGAGGAGCGCCGCCGTTTGTGAAGCCGACATATCCTCCCTCATCAACTACACCGCCTCCGACTCCGTCCTGGTCTACGAGGACCTGGGATACCGGGATCCCCATCCGCTCTCGTTCCTTCTCGATTGCTTTCGTTATGTCGGTCGTTTTGGACCGGGTAAGGATTTGTATCCGGACCAGCTTCCAGCCGGTCCAGGTATAAATAATCGCGAAATCCTGGCCGAACCTAGCCGCGTCGCACGTAATACACTTAAAATCCAGGTCCTTTACGAAATTGGTAAAGAGATCGTTTATCCGGACATAGTTGAAAAGAGCCGATCCGTCCTGTCGTATTTTCCAGTTACCCTTAAGGAGCCGCATCTGCTCGGCCTCATCAAGCGATAAGAGATTTCCCAGATATGCCGGGTCCTTCTGCATGAGCTTTTTATTTTCGTAAACGGACCCGGGGATAAATGTAACCGACTTAATGAGATCGCGCTTATCCAGCTTCTTAAACTGCTCCTGGTTGAAAATATGCGGACATTTCTCCACCACCTCCTCGTATGAGGATCCCCATACGATATTACCAGCGTCCCGGGTAAAATACCTTACTACTCCGGACCGCTCCCGGATAGGAAAACCTGTTTCCTGATCGATCCACCAGGATATAAAATCCGCGACCCATGAGTCCGGGTCCGGATTGCACGTCGCCCGGACATACGGCCGGACACCACATACGGACCGGTTACGAGATACGAGATAGAAAAACTGGGACCGGGAGAAGTGAGTAAGCTCGTCAAAGCCTATAAACGGATACTGCGCTCCCTGATGATTGAGCTTATCGTTTTCGTATTCGAGATGGTTAAACTTTATCTTAGGTCCTTTCGGGAATACCCAGGTATTTATACTGTCCTTCGGGATCCCTCCGACAAGCGGATAAAGCTCTTCCGACGTATCCCACAAACCGCCCTCGTTCCGGATCTGCGGCGTAGTCCTCCGGAAGATTACACCTCCGAAGCCGGATACGTTAATGTTACGGACAAACTCGAGAAGAAGGGCGAACGTCTTACCGGACCCGGCCGACCCTCCTCCGATAACGATATCAGCCGAGCTACTTAAAAACGCCTCCTGGAAGCCCTCCTGAGGTCGAATGATATTAGCCTCGTCCATTGGAAGGTATATAAATGATCGTGTTGTTCGGGACCGGGTTCTTATCCTTATTTTTTCCCTCCTTAACAATCTTTACCGTTTCAAGAGCCGCCTGTAGGTTATCCTTCCGGATCTTCTTATGGAGCACTATAACGCCATCCACCGCCGCCTCGATCAGCTTCTTATCCATTTCAGCAATCCGCGCTTTATTCTCCTCGGCGCGCATTTTCTTTTTTTCCTCGTAGGCCTCTTTACACTTGCCGCCCTTTTCGAACCAGCTCCGGAGCGTTTGCTCCTTAGGAGCTTTCTTTTCCATTCCGCGCTTCTTAAACTCCTTCTGCATCTCGGCCGCGATTGCCTCATAGCTCATATTGTAAAGCCGGAGATCGATCGCGATCTGTTCCGGATAGTCCAGACGTTCGTATGCGGTCCCGGGATTGCCGGTATCTTTTTTATCCTTCCGGGATTGCCGGGACTTTTTACCTTTCGTGTAGACGGTTGTCGACAGTTGTAGACTTTTTTTGTTGTTTTTCCTCTTTTTTTTCATATTTATTATGGCTTCTTAAAATAACACCCACTACATAAGCCGCCGCCCATATGTCTCTTTTTATCGCTACCGCACACCCTACACCCATCCGGATACTTCCGAGACCATCCTTTTATACGCTTTTTCCCTTTCTGTTTTACTCCTTTAAGGAAGGCATGAGGAGCCTCTCCAGCCGCCCGGGACATATCCTCAGCGCACGCTAGAATACAGCATTTTTTATCCTTAAAATCCGTCATATTGTCCGGATCGTGTAATTCATTCGGCCAGGGACACTTAGGGTTATCACATTTCCTAATCTTTTTTTCCGGTTCCGCATCTAAAGAGTCCAGCTCCTTTATCGCTATCTTTTTGACCTCCTGAGATTGCTCCTCGACATTCTCCATCTGTTCCTTAACAACCGTAGGAAGAGCCATAGCGCCTTGACCATATACCGCGTCATACTCAGCTATCGCCCCCTCCAGTAGAATACCGATCGCTTCGCTGATCTGTACTCGCCTCTCGCGAGCTATCCTTTCGCATTGAGACCATACCGGATCTTTTAGTAAAACATCATGTCGATTACCGAGGTTTTTCGGTTCCGGAAAATTAAAGACCATATAAAGAGTGTAATTAGGTAACTGTTAATTCTTGTATAAATTCCTGTACCCATGCGCTAATAAGCTCAATCCCCGGACACTCGTAATCCTTAAGGACCGGATGGACCTCCCACGTAATAAATATCTTTTCCGCTTCGAAACAATTCGAGGAGAGACAGTAAAAGTAGGTAAGGTTCTTAAGGAGTCGTTCGCGCTTGGATATGAAGAATTTATCGTAGTCTATAGCCTTTTTTATCTGTAACCGTTTCCGGATCCGGAGTACGATCTGATGGACCGCCTGGATACATACTCCTAGCTTTTTCGCGACCTCTTTCCGTTTATATCCGTCATTTAGATAGGAGGCGACCTTCCGCTGTTTATTCGTGAGCTTTGAGAGTATAACGTCATTCTGAGCCTCGCCTTCATATAAGCCTAAAGCCTCCAGGCCGTTATCGTTTGCATCGAAACCCTTCGAAGTAAGGAAGGAAAGACTAAGAATGTCGGAAGATTGAGTTGATGGACCGTTATCGTATGCCGGGTAAAACATCTGCTACATTTTTTCTGTAGCCCTTTTTCCTACCCTATACTATAGGGACTACTGTTCCAAAAATCAAGAGGTCCGCTAATTATGGCGTACTGTCGCGTAGACTGGCTCCTCTATCTCGATTACAATCTTATTTCCCTCGTCCTTATACATGGTTTTAAAGCTCGTATGTTTGAATGAGTCCAGGAAACGCTTCGCCCGGCGTTTTGCGACATCGAGTCCAACCTTCGAAGCACATATCGGAAGATTTTCGACAACCTCCCGGAGCGCCTGAATGGATCCATAGTAGTACCGGTTCGTCGAGTTAATATTTCTATGCCCTACAATCCGGGAAACCTTCATCTGGTTTTCGTTATTATTGCCGCACTCGGTAATAAAGGACCGCCTAAAGCTATGACAAGTAATAATCTTTTTAATCTCCAGGATACGACATCGCTCCCGGATCTCGTTATTAAGATGATGCTGGTCGATTTTCCCCTTATGACTACCGAAAATATATCCATGCGGATACCTGGGAAGATCTTCTATCCGCTTAGATAAAGCCTCAGTAACCGGGACCATTCGCATAGAATTATTTTTCGATCTCTGAATAATAAGAACATCACCTTTAAAATCTCCCCAGGTAAGATTAGCTAGCTCGTCGGCCCTCATGCCTGTTTCGGCCAGCGTTTCAATTACCACACTATACCGGTTATTACACGACGGATCCCGGATCCGGGGAGTCTGTACTTCGATTATCCGTTTTATTTCATCCTGGGTTAATACGTCGAAATACTTATCCGGTACGTCGAACCGGGAAAAATCATCGAGAAAATGGACCTTAAGACAATGCGCGATATGTTTTAGTACGGTAATATAAGTGTTCATTCCGGAGGCCGACATCTTTCGATCGGTAAGGTCCTTAAAAAAAGCGAGAACATTCTCGTAGGTAAAATCCTTGTCTTGAAAAAAAGAGCATACAACGGAGAACCGGCATTTATAAAATTTCTCCATATTCCGGTTGTTCTTTACTTTTTTCTCTATAAAGAGATATCGTGCTAGATCCTTCCAATCCAGGCTTATCATAGGCCGCTATTATACACCTGCTTAGGGTGAACATTTGTTTACCTATGCCATTCTATACCCGGGGAAAAGTTCTTACAATAAGTCCTTTTATATGCAAACTAGAACAGAAAATATCTCTTGATATTCGGGTAAAATTATCCCTTGACAAGAAGTAAAGAGTCGTTTACTATAGAGGAGTTACCTTAAAAATTTATACATTCTCTGCGTAGGTTTTTCGGAGAAATCTTCATTCCAGGAAATCCTTGAATTTCCCGGAACGATTTTTTCACTCCTTA